ATCTCTATGCTTTGCAACTTTTTCAAAAAAGAATTTATCTTTGCGCTTATTAAAAGAGTCTACACTCCCAGATACCTTACCTTTATATTTAAAGTAATCATATCCAGGAGAGTTAAAATGATTTTTGAGGGATAAGTAGTCTTTATACACCTCAAATGAAGTCATATAGGTAACCGGGCAGTCTTCTTAAGAATATTGAGATTTTCTGCTTCACATTGGATATTAGAAAGAATTGTAGGATCTTTCTTGATTAGTGATGCAGCATACTCTGGTTCAAAACTATTTACATCACACCAATGAATTACCGCATCAATAAATTCCATTCCCTTTTCTTCACATAGTTGACGAATATCAGTCGAGAAATTGACGTTTTTACTAATCATCAGATACTAACTCCGGAAAAAATTTAATTAATGCTTTACCAAGAAAATGAATAAATGCATGATAACAAAAAATCCATAGAAAAAATAGATACATATAACCTGCGAGATAAGGATATGCTGTATTATAAATTGCACCTACAAAAAGCAAACTGAATAACAGATATGTTAGGCCACCAAGTCTATTGCGTTCTGAAATTTCCTTTGCCATCAATCCCAAAGTGCCTCATAGTACTTAGCAAAAAGACGACGGCCGTTCTTCATTCTTTCACGATGTGCTGCAACACCTATTTCGTCAACCGTAAAAGTATCCTTAGGTCCTTTCTTCATCACACCATCATCAAAAAGAAGATCAGACTCACCGCTATAATATTGTTCTTCCCAATTTGAAGAATGTTGTTCGAATGTCCAAATCATTTCATTGAGAACCCATTCCCAACGAAGAATCCAATTTTCATCCGTATCACCTGTATTCTTTTGCTCTTCGGATAGAGCGGGCGCGGAAATAGTTTGAAATTCAAGAGGAACGTCTTCATCATCTACAAATGGTGCACCATATTTGTTCTTACCAAGTTCCTTGAGCATAGGAGCAATAATCATTGCTAGTGTATGATCCATTGACCAAACATCATAATCATCAATACGAATATTGATCTTACGTTCCTTAAAAGTATCTACCCATCGACAAAAACGATAGAGTGCTGTATCAGTACCATTCTTATTTGTTGCCAACCAATCACCAAGTTTTTCTACAATATCAGAATCTCTGTTCTTCCAAAATAGAATACCTTCAGCAATCTGATATGGACCAATAAAGTTTCTATATGGTCCTAGAAAAATCTTCATTCATATTCCCCTTCGAATGTGCAATAAGCAGTAATAACTGTAGCACCCATATTTTCTAAAATAGCCAACGATGCTCCAATATCATTAATGCATTGACTAGATGTGGTGGATGCCAGATAGGTATTCTTAACTTCACCATTAAAAAGAAAAGTAATAAAGAGAAAAGTAAAAAGCATTTTATGTCTCCGACTTATTTGTTTTAAAATCACTGTGATCATGGCAAGTTCTGCGATAACCACCATCAGATGTAGGGAAACCACAACTTGCGTAATTATAACATCCAGGTTCATCACAGATTAAAAGAGCAGACTTGAGTTCCTTGTTATCGATGTTTTGTTTCTTGACAACATCGGCAATATTTTTGCGATATGAATAATCCAATTCATTTGAAATATTCATACCGCCTGCTGAATACAAAGGTACATATGCATCAAGATCAAAACCAAGACGATTATAGATCAAATATCGGAATGATCCTGGATCATTTCCATGTTCATCAATCTTGCTGATAACCCATGCAGCAATATCTAGCTTTGTCTGATTATCATATTTTGAGACCAATTCATCATAGTCAATATTTTCGAACATATATCACCTCTTGAAATTTTGATAGAAGATAGAGGTTATGCTCCCCTTCCTTAACGGTTATGAGCCGCCCGTGCTGCTATTACACCAATCTTCCAAATATTGGTAGTCCAGAAGGGACTCGAACCCCTGACCCTTGATTTAGAAAAACAACGCTCTATCCAACTGAGCTACTGGACCAATATAGTTATTATATCACACTTTTGAATGGATGTCAACCATTAATTATAAGATTCTTGCAACTGAAACACGGACCAACGAACACCGGGATTGCTTTCTGGCTTAAAAACACTGGCATAAGAATCTTTACCACCAGCTAGACTAGGAACTGATACAATGAAACAACGTTCGATAGCACCCCATGGCGTCTTAACTTTCTTATAATAACCATAAGAAGGTTCCAGACCATCCTTATCGCCTTTCTTATTATAGCGATAATCAGATACTCGTACGCGTTCACCATCAATAATAACATAATCGAAGTTGGTGGTTTTATCTCGTTTTGCCATAAGTTTATGCCTTCAAAAGAATAGTATTTTCATTGATACGATGTTGCAATGTTGCAGTTTTTAATTTTTCCAAATTCTTAAGAAATGCTCTTCGACCACTGCGAAAAACCATTTCAATATTTATCTCGGTGTTTTTGGTAATCCTATAAGTCTTACTCTTATCTTCATCATAGTTTAGGATGGTGGTACCCTTCACATCTAGACCCGATTCAGACAGAGCAATAAACTGTGTAAGTGTCTTATACTTTGTATTAAATGTTACTAGCTCGCTAGAACCCAAGATCTTTTCGGGGTTGATGGATATCACCTTAAAGTCTTTGCTTTCGGCTTGGAACTTTAGATCCTTAAGTTTCTTATCAGCCGAAATTGTTTTCTTCTTACGGACGATTTGCTTCTTATTCGATGCATGGCGCTGACAATCCGCTACAATACCAGAGTAAAATGCTGCACGCTTCTTCAATTCAGCAGTGGTATAATGGTTATACCCTTCTTTGACTCTATTGCACGTGAGAGACAGATTAGCTTCTTCAGCAATTGGTGCGTAAAATTCTTCGATAATCTTTGCTTGGTTCGAGGGAATCTGTTTGTTTTGTAGCCATTCATACATGGACAATGTCCAACCTGACTTATCTATGGCTTCCTCAAACTCACCGATAAAGTCAGACATCTTTGCGCTTGATTTACGAACCTTAATAATTACTTCCTCGGTGACCGGTTCATTAGGAACTTCCAATGCTTTATTCAGAGTCGACTTAGAAAACATCTCAGTCAATCTAAGCCTAAACTTTTTTACATGAGGTATTTCAAGGATACCACCGCGATTTAGAATACGTGCATACCAGGCAGCAGTAACACTAATCCAAATGTCTGGCACTGTTGCTAGCATTTCTAGATTAGTATCTTCACCTTGAATTTTAAAAAAATCTTTAAGATACTGACGAGCATCTGCTCTGGTACACATATAATTGTACCAATTGAAGATTTTAGTCAATGTTATATCGTCAAGTTCAACAATACCATAAACGGTCGGTTCTTCACCCATGAACTTAAGATCAGCAATGTATTGTGCAGTCTTACCCACACGTTCATTCTTTTTAGGTTTGGATTTGGTTAACCGAGCCATCGATATATCCTTTTTGATTTATAAGTTATTATATCATAAACTATGAGAGCTGTCAACCACTTTTTTATCAACCCTCTTCATAGTCTTGGCACTCTCGGGGATAATAAACGCTTCAAAGTCACGACCTTTGGTAATATATCCCATCCCATATACCATCTTCTCAGTCGAATCACCACTCAATCTCTGAGCAATGATAGCAGCTGTGAATGAGTGATTTGCAAAACCGATCTTATAACAAGGTCCCCAAATCTCAGCATTCAAATCATCAACATACTTACCACCGGACTGGCCACACTCACAAGTCCTATCCGCATTTTTTCTGAGTGTCACTAGATCATGACACTTTTCACAAAAAATAAGTTTCATATGGTATATCCTCAAAAGAGGGAGGGGAAACCCTCCCCAGTTGATTTAGGCCGCTTCCGCCATTTCGATCGCGGTCTCAAGAGCACGAACCTTGAGGTTCTTATTAGAGCCATACCAAGCCGAAGTCATCCGGGTATCGGTAGAGCGCCCGATGAGGTGATCAGTCATATAGGTAGTGGCATTAAACGCCTGCCACCAAGAACCAGGAGCATATTCGGCACCGGGCTGAGTCTCAAGGATACCAAGAGCGGTACGCGCATTCTTGGTGATTTCCGAGCGCTTAGCATTCTCATGCGCAGGGAACACACGCTTAAAGTACTCAACCACGTTCTCATCGCTATAACGCTTAGAACCAAGAAACTGAGCCATTTCCTTGTACTGAGCAAGCTTTTCGGCGGCAACACCGAGCATCAGCTTAGTCTGATCACCATTAAACTCACGGCGGTGACTGATCTTGACCATACGCTCAACCTTGGTATTGAGCGATAGAGTCAAGGTGTTGTTACATACCACACGGATTGGAGTGAACCGAACGTCAGTGCTGCTTCCATACTTATGAAAGTTAGTGAAGTGGAGATAAGAGTCGACCTTGTCACCACCAAAGAGCTCGAATGAATCCTTCACCTTGGCAAGAGCCCAGACGATCTTGCCATCACACAAGCTGCCAGCGGTGTGCATTTCCATGTCGCCCTCGGCAATGAAGTCGTTGAAGAACTCAAAAGCCTCAGAGTTCTGCACCGGATTCCAATCCTCGGAAACCACATCGATAATCTTGCTATCGGTAGAGCGAACCAGAGCAGACCAACCGACATTAACGTTCTTACCAGCAACCTTAGCAAAGGCAGGAACCTTGCTGACTTCCCAATTCAGACCAGCCGCCTCGAGCATCTGATCAGGTGTGAGATCACCAGGAACACGAGTACCCAGACCGTGCCATGGAACCTCGCCGGCATATGCCATCTGAGCCTTACCGTCAACCATTTCGATATTGTGAGCCATTTTAAAAACCTTTCATGTGTTTGGGCGATATGCCCTGTTAATAAAGTTATTATAACAAACTTTGGGGGTAATGTCAACCAAAAAATTGCGGTTTTCAAAACTTTTTTGTTAACGTTTTTTAATCTTTTAATCTTCAAGATCGTCTATGAGTTGATGAGTAACTTCCATCCAAGCTGCACGTCTTATTTTGGAATACATTTCCAGATCAAGAAGTCCGTTTCTTACTTTTTCAGAAATAAGATATTCTACTTCTTTTCTAGTTATAGATTCATATTCTTTTTTTGAATAAAGATGATAGACTAATAAACTAATCATTTAGATCGTCTCTAAGTTGTTCATGAATATGTGGAACATACAACATAATATCATATAATACTTGGTTATTATCATAGACATCGCGTTTAATTAGATTATGAGCAGGAATTCCAATATTCCATATCGATGGTGGAAAGATAATATCTTTAACTTTCATTTTCTGCATCTTCCACAAATTGTTCTCTAATATGGAACTCACAATCAAGTATTTGACCAATATGTTTAAGTTCAAATACTTCCATAAAGTTATGGTATGCTGCATGTTTCCTAACCTTTGTCTTATTAACATCCTCAACATCATCCATTATTTGAGTTATAATTGGACTATGCATTTCTTATATTCCTTTATATTATTCACATTGTGTCATTAATGATTATACTGCAACCATGTGTCACTGTCAACAAGAAAGTTACACTTTCCTAAAAAAATGCACAAAAAAAGAGGGTGATAACTTAATATCACCCTCTGAGTTTAACTCAATATGTTTTAAAAACTAAGTGCGGAATTCTAGTTGTCGGAGAACATCAGGCTCGATTCCGAAAGTCCAACTGTTTGCCTCTAGCGCAGTCTTAACAGTAGGCGGTACCGGAATAGCAAACTCACGGCCAGTACCACAAACAACACGCAAGAACTGTTCCTTACCAATGTCAGGAATATTTACCTGCAGAAGAGTACCAATCTGTGGGTCTTCATCCTTATCGATAACCTTAGACTTAAGTTCCTTAAGAATATGGACCCAACCAAGAATTTCACAAGCAACACGACGAAGTTCCAGATTTTCTTCCTTCAAAGCAGCCTTGGCTTCCAACTTACTCTTATCGGTGATCCAGAACCACTTATCACGACTCAAACGAACACCGTGCCAGGCAAATACCATAGTACCATCCTGATATTCAATGGCGGGACCATCTTCGCAATGCAGACGATTCTGGTCATCGAATCGGATATACATCGGGAACTCTTGAATAATAGCAAAGTCCTTGTCGACATAAGTCCAGCAAGCAACTTGAGCATATTCAATCAGCGGTTGGACAATCTCAAGATCCAGATCACACACTTCCTTGAAGTAAGCATAGAAACTCAACCAAGAACTATCATGAGCGCCATAGATCATGGAGTTCATGAATTCGGTAGAGGTACCATTAAGCTTTACGGACTTATAGATCTTATAAGCATCCATAGGTCCGGTAGCATAATAAACATTAGAAGGTGCTTCAAGTTCACGGGAAGTGTAGCACTTGGCGAGTGCTACCTTAGCTGCAGCAAAGTCAAGAACTTCAGTACGAAGACCGATTTCCAACCAGCGGTCCCGATATACAGGAATTTGCGCCAGTTGGTCTTCATTCAAACTAGTAATCACAATATCTTCCTTTACATTATAAAACTAGATTAAAAACTTAGTCAGCAGCCTTACGGAAACCTTCGGCAGTATATTCGCGTTGACGGCGAACCTCGTACATACCAGGCGGGACCATAATAGCCTCGTGAGTATCGAAAGACCGAAGATGGTCAATCTGAGTGTCTTCCTTGACAAGGAGAAACATCTTGTACAAGTCAACATTCTGAGTGTTGGACTTATCGGCAGGAACCTCGAATGCTTCGACTCGAGTTGCCTCCATCACGTGATTGTGACCAGTTTCACTGTGAGCGACAATTACCTTGCCATTCTCAGGAGAAACAGGAACAACACCTTCGGGAATATTTTGAATGCGCAGGATAATGAAGTCACCTTGGGCAGCCATGTTACGCATAATCTTCATGATATAGTCTCCTTGTTGGTTATAATATTATTATATATGGTTTTAGTAAAAATGTCAATCGGTATTTTTATATAAAGCGTTTTTAGCCTTAGTCAAGGCATTACCTGTATCGGTAATATGACTTCGTGAGACAAAATGACCTACTTGATGTGCACAATCAGTAACAATTAATAGTGCTGTAAGAGCTTCATGAAGTTCATCTCGTTCGTCTAGCAAGGCCAACATATGTGTCTTTTCGACCATAATAACAACCGGTCCTTGAGAAACAAGAGCACGGAATGTTTCGGTATCTGTAATAGCCATTATTTATTCTCCATAGCTTTTGTTACATGTCGGCACTTCTTATGGAATTGAAATCCAATACAAGTGCATGACCAGCGTTTAGTGCGACCATCCTGTCGCACGGTATAGACTTCACCTGTCTTGGATGAAGTCATATTTAAGATCTTGTCAACAGTGATTTTTGGTTGTTTTACCGTAACACCGCCAATAGTCAGGATCTTGTGTCTAGGAATGTAGTTGAATCCTTTGGTCTCACTATTTAGTATAGTAAGATCGGCAACAGAAGTCATCCACTTAGGAGTAGATACAACAACCCCACGAAGAGTCAATGTAGGTGGGGCCCTATGTACAGAACATGGAGCCATAGTATAACGTGTTGGAGCATTGTCCAACACAATTTCTACGATTGAGCCTTTGATGGGGAGTTGCATGTTAAAAGCTTTTAGGAATAGATTGCAGATTTTTAAGATTATATATCTCTAATTTGCCTTCACGAGTCTTAACACAAGCTTGATCACCTTCAATCAGCTTAATTTGCACGACATCACGATGAATAGAGTCTAGACCGCGATCACCGAGGTTAATCGAAGCAATAACCATATCACCTGTCATAAATTTAGTTGCGATCATATCACAATCTCCTGTTAATAAAGTTTGTTATAACAAACTTTAGTAGTTATGTCAACAAAAATTTTATTAACTTTTGTTAATCTTGCAGCAATTCTTCCAATTGCTCACAACCGCCGTGCTTTTCTATGGTTTTCATGAGCATATCGACCGGAACCCAGCCAAAAACGCATTCTTCATCTGGAGAGTCATCTCCTAGATCCTCACGCCACTGCCGCAATTCAGGCACGGATCTGCTAGGAAAGCCAAGTTCCATAGAAACCCATGGGCCAGCGTGATTTCTTGGCGAACAATAGTGATAAGAGCATGCCTGAATAGACAATTTAAGCCCATCGCGACAAACCAGAGGCGGAACCTGTTCGTGGCTCAAACTCTGAGCGATTGCCACAGATCGCATACGTATCACATAAGTTGAAAGAACATCCATAACAATATCTCCTTATCTATAAGAGAATTATATCAAATTTTAATCACAATGTCAACAAGAAAGTTACACTTTCCACAAAAAATCATTAAATTTTGGTAATATCTTCTAAAATCTGATTTTCTAAGCTTATATTGAACAATCTACCATAAATTGGTATATGCAATCTAGCATATACCATATAACGTGCATTTTTACTAACAGATGCATGTAATTCTCTCACAGCATCATTGCAACCACAATTCAATACCACATCAATAGTCTTCATAGTTTAGATTTTCCTTGATTTGTTCATCAAGTAGTGTATAGATGTCATCTATAAATGATGGTTCAACATGACGAATCACATAACGTCGAATACCAACAGCAAACATAATACGAGTTTTATGCCAAATAGCATCTGATACGTCATCCATCATAATATTACGCACAGTTTCAGTCATTTTATACATTTTTTAGATCTTCTTTGATTTGTACCTGTAATGGAACCAAAATAAGCATAAATCTATGCAATAATGCATCACCGACTGCAAATTGTATACGATTAGAAATTTCAGACGTATCAATATGTCGCATAGTTTGGATTTTATTTGCAATCATGGTTTGATTTTCATTTATAATCATAGACTTATAAACCCCATAACAATTAAAACATGATAAGGTAACATAATACCCATAGTAATTAATACAAAACATACTATGATCATTGCAACCACTACCATTACACGAGCAAGAATTTCAATATATCTATCTAACTTTTCAAGCATCTCTTAAATCCTGTTCTACCTGAATGAAAATGTTATCTAATATAGGTCCTATGAATAAGACCATTCAGATCCATACGAATATTCAATGCTATATGTCGCATGACACTATCATCTGTAGTATCCCATGTTTTACCCGAGGCTTCTTCTGCAATCTGGCTTTTTATTATATATCGTATATGCTTAGACATCTTCTAGATCCTCATCTAGCTGATCTTGGAGAGTATATCGCAATTGCATTGCAATTTGTTCACTGACGGGACCTAAAGTCACACCTGCAAGTACTTCCTCGGTCATTGTATCAAGATACAAATCAAGGGAATCCTTAATTGAGCTTATAATCCTGCTAGTAATTGCAGACATCTAGATCTTCTCTGACTTGATTCCGGACTTGAGCAGCAGATTCAAGAACTGAATCAATGATTGGAATTCGAATTCGACTTCGTGTCATTTCCCAAATATTATATTTCGTGCGTATGGTGGTTTCTCTATAGACAATACTTTCTATTCGTTGACAAATTTGACTTTTAATTGCCAGCATCATCTAGATCCTCTGCAAATTGATCCAATAGAGGTTCTCTGACTTGACTTGCAACTTGATACCCCATTTGATCATTAACATAAAGTCCTATGCAATAAGTACCTTTTCCACGTAATCTCTTCCATGATATATCACTAGCGGTGTCAATTGGTACACAAGATATTTTACCAATAATGGTAAAGTCATGATGCATCTTCTAGATCTTCCTGAATTTGAAAGACAATAGTTTGTTTAATATGCCAGGCAGCAGTACCCATAGTCATAGCATGCACCTCGGGTATATATCGTACTTGACATAGACTAAAAGCTTTATTCCGAACTTTATCACACAACAATTTACGCATTATCTACGTCTCCTATAAACTTATTATAACAAAAAACCCGGCACTTGTCAACAATTAAGTTAACAATACCGGGTTTCATGATATGATACATCAGATCTCTATAACATATCATAAACTTATGTTAACGTTCTAGGGTTTTTTGTACTTCTAGTGTATAAACCCACGCTTCCATGGCACTATCCCATTCATATACGGACTTCCACCAATCCATCAGCTCTTCATGTGTGAAATAGTACATGGGTTGGGCACAAATTGTACCTAGATCAATATATGCAGCACGACATTCCTCATACAAATCCCTATGAGAGAATGTCGATACGTCATTAGAAGGTGCAAACCTTCCTTGAGTGGCAGTTACCATGACTTTTTGTCTCCGTGTTCCTCGTTCCAATCATATCCGGCCATATATTCGGCAATTTCCTCTTCGGTCACACCAAGAACACATTCACCATTGCCAGTGCCGGCCGGCCACCAATGAGGATACCGTTCTCGACCATAATAACTGTCAGCACTACCTCGATCATAGAGGCTACCATGGCGATTACGTTCAAATGAAGGGCCTAGGCCTTTCAATGTCATGGCTTTCAACGCTACAACTGTTTCCTTAGGCATCTTCTTTTTCATGTGTTCTTCATAGGCACCCCAATAACCCTCTTCCCACTTCAAAAACAAACTCAGGTCAGTGTCATAGTTATAGGGATTGTCCATAATATGACGATGACGCTTATAGTCATCATATCCAGACCAATATGCATCAACCGACATCACGTATACCCTCTACTATTTGCCAATAGATTTCAGTCTTATCAAAAAGACCCCGCCTCAAATCCGTGTATACCAAACATACCTCAACATTGCTTTTAGCTAGTATTCTATAATAAGCGTCATTGAGGGCGTTAAGTCCTAAAATCGTTGTACTAATCACTGAGCTTTACCAATAGGCTTCCTAGGGCACAGAGGATTCATACAAGTCTGTTCACTAGTAGGCGGGCAAATACAACCTGCAGGCTGTGGCATTGGACCACTAGTCCAAGTAGTACGGACAGGGCGATATATTGCGGTCCCTTGCAGCTCTTTGACAATCCAAGTCAGAGCAAGGTGCGATGCTAGTCTTACCGCACCTGAAACATGCGCTACTAACACCACTAATATTATCGGTCACTAATTATTCTCCTCTAGGAATTGCATAATACTGATCAGCGGATAATTCGCATCATCCATACAGGCCAATGTATCTGCAGCATCACGCAATAACCAACAAGCCATTCGGAACTTCTCTTCAAGCTCTTCCAACTCTTCCTTCTTCTCGCAGTATGCCTGCCAGAGAGCAAGATCGGAATTCTCAATAACCTTCTTTGCAATCTCTTCACACTCATTCATCATACTTCTCCAATGCTTCCAATTGGTTCAAATTGTTTAGAATGGCATATGCCTTGTCATATACACAACAATCCCGTCTAGGCATTTCCATGTCTGCACTATTGCAACAACCATCACAGACAGTATGGATAGGAATCAGCTCTTGTGCTAACAAAACAACCCGGCGCCAGTCCTTATTCTCCGGCCCGGACCACATATAGTGAATGTCTTTTAGAGTGAGCATTTATCGAAAAGCCTATAGCCGAACAAACATATATGCATAGAGCACATAGAACCAACCAAAGATGCCATGAAGAATAGACCATCCAATATGGTTATTCTCATGGAAGGAAATAACCATGGCTAATGCATTGCCAAAACCAATACTAGCCGTATATGTCGTGTTATTCATGTGCGATTATCTTCCCTGGTCAAGGCTGTCTGGGCTTGTTTAAGCCGAGCTTCAAACCATTCGCCGAAATCTAGAACCCAATTATCATCCAGCAAATCTTCCAACGCCTCCCGCAGCCGCTCATTTTCAATTTGGAGCTTTTGTACGCGGGCAGCCAACATGTCATGATTAGCGATCAACTCTTCCAATTCAAGATCGGACATAATCAAAACACCTCCGGTGCAGCAGGTTCAACGTTGAGCTCCGGATAGAGGCAATCCATCAGACCGCTATTCACTATGTCATTCAACCGCTCAGCGATCAAACTGACAATAGCACCCTCGCGGCAGGAAGACAAGGCCAGGACACGAAGCAGACGATCCTGCTCCTTGGGGATCATCATATCCAGGACGTTCTGTTCAAAATCGGTCATGTTTGTTTCCTTGATCATAGGTGGATTATACCATGGCCAGATGCCGTGGTCAACAAAGAAATTAATACAAATTGTTAATCTTAGGCCAACCCTGCATAGCGACTGATCATTACGATTTCGGTGTGTGTCAGATCCTTCTCGAAGAGGGACGACCGATGCTCGAGGCGATTAGCCAGGGCCGAGATGAAATTGGATTCCCGGTCATTCTTTGATGCCCAGGCGGCGGCATGAAGGCGATCGATGATGGTGGATACGTTCATGTTTGTTTCCTTGATCATAGGTGGATTATACCAGGTTTGCGCATGGCTGTCAACGACTAATTTATTACAAATTGTTAATGTTAGATCACCGAGCATCCACACAAACCACGGTGGCCACCCAGGCGCGATCATATGCAGCTTGCATGCGCTCCTTGGTACGATTACATGCTTCCATAGTAGGAAACATCTGGCTGGTTGTAGTCATACGAGGCGGGCTGCCCGCCGTTTGCAAAGTCAAGATCAGCATTGCTTCCATAATCATTGTGGTATCCCTTTCCTTATGTGGTCATTATACCATGGCCAAAGGCCTATGTCAACGCTTAAATTATTACAAATTCGTAACCTCAGGCCCACTGGGCCCACTTACCGATGCTGGCCTGCGGCGCCTTCCTGCCACGCGTGACACCTGCAATCTTAGGCATGCAATTGTCACAATAGTAGTCATTCAGGCGTTCGCAGTACGCCACGGCCGCGGCGTGGTTCACATGGTCGGCGACCATGTGAAGCTTCTGTTCACCGGTGTGCAGATCTTCGATGAGGATGGCAATCGCGTTCTGGTAGGTCATGATGTCTGTTCCCTTGTTCATATATGGATCATACCAAAAACCATAGCCCGTGTCAACGCCTAAATTATTACAAAGAGTTAACCTGCCACCCCCCGGCGCTCATTGTACCGGTCGAACTCGGCCATGGCCTTCGCCCGGCGGGCCCGTTGCCGATCTTTGAACGCCTTGGGCGGCAGATAGACGAACCCACTCGTGCCGACAATATACAATTCGAACAGGCTCGAGATCATATCACCCGGCATAGTAGACCGGAAAGGACCAAGAGCATTTGGATGCATCTCGACCTCGGGGTTCGTAGTCCATGATTGATCAATATTTTGAGTTAGCGCAAAAGCCTCATCCATAGAGTGACACTGCACGACGGCGACCTTGACGTACTCATCCCGTTCAACAGCATCCTTGACCTCACCGGGAGTCCGAGGCTGGTTGCAGCCACGATAGTGATAGATGGAGTGATAAAGCTTCATCGGTCTGTCTCCTGTTTATAGGTGGATTATACCATGCATGGGACCAGCTGTCAACCAGAGAATTATTACAAAGAGTTAACCTAACGGCGCTCTTTGCGGCCGATCTTCGACGTGATCGCCATACGCTCTTGGCTGATGCGCTGGCTCAGATTGCCTAGGTCAAACTCTTTCTCCAGCTCAGCCACACGCTCAGCGGATTGATCGAGCTGTTTGAGCTTGGCCTTCATCGTTTTGCTGTTCATGATGCAATCTCCTATCTATGAGTGGATTATACCAAGCCGGCACGGCCGTGTCAACGCCTAAATTATTACAAATTTGTTACGTAAAATTCCTCAGGCTCACGTCAAGAGTATCGACATCGTGAGCCTCATCATCACGCAATTCGAATTGAAGACGCACACCTTCCAATATAGCCTCGGCATTTAATTGGGCTCGAATGACAGGCAATTTCCAATACAATGCACTGACCACGGCCTGACCGGTGGTGGCCAAAGATTCCCAAATCGAATCGGAATTTATAACGATCTTCTTGGCCATATGTGTCATTCCCTTGTTCATATATGGATTATATCAAACCAGCGCGCCTGTGTCAACCAAAAAATTATTAACTTTTCGTTAGGTTACCGGGAATAAACTCGAGTCTCACGAAGGTAGAGCGACACACGCTCGGCATGCACAGCCTTTACTCGATATGCACCGAACATGCCACGACCATGACCACGACGACCAAACTTATCGCGTGCAGAGTAAATCCAAGCGTTGGGGTTGTTCTTACCCAGACGATAATAACACGCCAATACTATCGGCCGATTAATACCCGCAGCACGACGCATACGATTGAGAAGACGAAGATGCTCGCGAATAGCACCGAGCTTCTCGTGATACTTGGAGTCGTTCAAGTACAACTCACCGAGCTTACCACTAATACCTTGAATAACATTCTGGATATTCATGATATTCTCCATCTTGTTAGGAGGACCATTCCTCCCCGCATATGATCATTATATCAAAAACTCAAGCCGATGTCAACGTTTTAATTATTACAAATTGTTAATGTACCATTAACTTATGGTTAGGCAAACTTCCGGAGGCTCACGTCCAAGTCACCGAACGAGACACCTTTCACGATCGTATTGATCCGAAGGCTCACACCCTCACGATCAGCCTCAGAGTTCAATTGATTGCGAACATACTGCTCGGTCTGGCGTGTAACAGTCTCATATGAGATCCTCGCACGACCAAAGGTGGCCAAGGCAATCCAGATGTCGTTGGTGTTCATGTTCATTTCCTTGTTCATATATGGATTATATCATAGCCAGACACGGCTGTCAATGCCTAAATTATTACAAATTCGTTAACTTTCCTCCGCTGCGCCACCACTCGGCATGCTCGTTGTACTGCTCGAGAGTCTCCTGGAAGGATCGGATTAGCTCATGCATCTCGTCGAATGCACGCTTCTCTTGCCAGCTAGACATCTCTCGAGGCTCACCTTCATCAATAGCATCGGCCATCATGCCAATCAATTGACGAATAGCGGCGGCAGTGTTCTCAAAGGCGCAATAGGACATGTTAGGATAGTTGCTCATCGGATATGTTCCTTTCCTTATATGATCATTATACCAAAAATGTGCAGCCGTGTCAACGGTTAATTTATTAACTTTTCGTTAGGTTTCATCGAGGTTCGATATATGAACACGTGTTCATATATACATATGTGCACTCCTTCATATAAAGGAAAGTTTATATGTGCGGTCATTGATATAAACATATCGATATATGAATAGGTGTTCATATATTCATTTATTCTCGTTTATCTCTCCTCCAACACATCTCTAATTAATTAATTCTAATTTAAATCACATTTTATTGTAATAGATCTTCTCTGGCTTGATCGTATACTTGATACGAAACTTGATTCACTACTTGTCTATTGACTTGATCACTGACTTGATCATGAATATTAGTCATGATATAATAGATCTTCTTTTAATTGCATATAGACTTGATTCCAGACTTGGGCCCTGACTTGGGCCCTGACTTGGGCCCAGACTTGATCATAGACTTGATCATAGACTTGATTCCTGACTTGACCATAGACTTGACCATAGACTTGATTCATGACTTGATTCATGACTTGATTCATGACTTGATCTTGAATATTAATCATCGCTTGCCTTTATACTTTATATCATACATCAGTTGCTCACTCACAAGTTTAATAAGATCACTAGTATGTTTATCGGCTTTATATGGATTATAGCCATATAACTTGTATACTAGTGCAGAGATATACCAAGTTAAGGAATTGTATAGTTTGCTCTTGGTACCATTCATTACTTTAGACTGGCCAAGGAAGAGCATATACTCGTCGTGTTTCGTCCGTATTCTCAAATCGTTTGTATTGTGAGTCAGGATAGAAATCTCCATTCTCATCTATATTAATACCGGGCAATTGATCAACCGGCACCTCGGGAGTAGTCAAGTACCGGAATCCACAATAGTTATCAGTACTATGGAGGATATGTTCCATAGCATTCATGATACCCCTACGAATATCAGGAGTACATGTACTGACACGAAGTATCTTATTGAACTCGATGATAGTGGTAGAAACAGAAATGGTTTTACGAGATGTGCTAGCACGTTTCATTGTCTATTCTCCTATCAGGTGGTTGATGTGTTAAGGCGAGCTCAGAGGAACACAAGATAACCAAGCGTGATACCAAGAGTTAGTCCAACAAGAATATCACGAATAACATATTGTTGACCATGTTTCATTGATCTATCTCCTGTTTATAGGTGGATTATACCAGGCCGGATGGCCAATGTCAACGCTTATTTTATTAACTTTTAGTAATGATAGCGACTATGGACCGAGTTAGGATTCTCGAGATCCGACAAATACTCTTCTTCCTCTTCTTCTTCATCAAGGCAAATATCATTGGCCTTACACATGGCCTTCACATCGGATTCTGACATCCACGTCAGCATCATATCAATGAGCATATCCTTATTCAAGATATGTTCATCAAGAGCTTCAAGAACACGGCAGGTATATTCACGAACTCGATAGGTCATATGATGTATCCCTTTCCATGAGAAGGACCATTCCCTCTCTTGATATGATCATTATATCAGGCCGGATGGCCAATGTCAACACTTATTTTATTAACTTTTGTTAATCTGATTCCTGAGAATTGAGTTTAGCTAGGCCTTCCATATATTCATCAAGATCATTGGCATATGCATCATCATATCCACGATTCCATGCCTCATACAAAGGCTCTAATTCTTGATTAAGTCCACCATGATTGAAATAAGGACATGGTGTATGTAACTTACTTGCATATGCAGCATATCCTTCCTTATATGCTGCATCAATCAATCCATAAAGCATAATCAGCAATCCTCCTTAAACAATTTGATCGTACGAGGACGCAGCTTCCTCATACCCATTATACCATGCCGCACACAAATGCGCATTAGTTAATGCATCATATGGATTAAGCATTTCACCTTCCAAATCATACTTCCCATCATTAAGGAAAGCATCATAGCCTTCATTAAAGGCACGCTTGAATTCGACTAACATCGTATAAACTTGCTTATCCATATCAGCAATCCTCCTCATGTAATGCCATCTCATAATCACGATCATACTGCTCATCCGACTCAAACTTCTCGTCGGCATACCCATCCGCCCAGTCACGATACTCGGCGGTAAAATAACGATATGGGTTATTAGTGGTAGCCATGCCATAATGATAGGCCTTGCGACCCTCAAAATAAGCAGATGTCGGATTGGTGGTCACCATCTATCTCTCCTGTCTATGAATGCATTATATCAGGTATGAAGGCTCGTGTCAATGCCTAAATTATTACAAATTGTTAATCTTCGTATGAGGTGATGATCTCCACCGCCTCACACATGATCCTGGAATATGTTTCAAAAGCAAGCTTGCCCTTTGGAGTAACGCCTTCATCAAATGAAGCACGGAACTTGACCAAATCAATCTTGCGCTGGATTGAAGAGCGAATATCGATTTCTGCCCAATCCTCAAGAATATTTTCGGATTTGAATGCAAACTTGAGCTGATCTTCAATACCTTCAATCGCTTCGTCGATATATTCAAGAATGTGGCTTTTCATGCTGGTCATATGATGTATCCCTTTCCTTATATGATCAATATACCACGAATGGCGGTCGTTGTCAATCGGAGATTTATTAACTTTTCGTTAGGTAGGGTTACGCACTTGTAACCTATCTTATATAAATAAGAATGTTAGTCGCGATACTGGAAATATCCACTAACTCTAAATCCAACCAAGGAGATCCAGCATGGATATTTATGCACTAGACTTTTATCAGCACTACATATATGCCTATCTTAGAGAAGATGGCACACCTTATTACATCGGTAAAGGATGTAATGATAGAGCTTATGAAAAACATCATAATGGTTTATTACCAAAAGATAAATCCAGAATAGTTCTTATGGAAACCAACCTATCGGATCTTGGTTCTATAGCATTAGAACGTCGTTATATTCGTTGGTATGGTCGAAAAGATATTGGTACTGGTATATTACGTAATAGAACTGATGGTGGTGAAGGTTGCACGGGATATAAACACACTGGAGAACAGAATAGAGCAAAATCTGAACGGATGATAGGTGTAAAACATGCTCCTGGACGTGTAGTCAATATGATTGCAGCAAAAAAAGGTAAACCATCACCACTAAAAGGTAGACCATCACCAATAAAAGGTATAAAAAGGGGACCATCTTCACTAAAAGGTACAAAACGTGGACCCCAATCACCGGAACATATTGCTAAAAAACTAGAGTCTCGTTACGGACACCAAACAGGCTAAAGCCGTATTATTAGCTGCGGCAACAACCAATCTTTGCACGAACCTTCCAACGATCACCACCTTTACGACGATGATCAGCAATCTTAAGAGCCATACGAAGAGAAAGCTCGCGCAACTTATCCTGATTGGCCTCGAGGAATTGCACGACTTCGAATTGCTCGAGCTCGGTCAATCCACGATTAGTCAACAGGCCATCCTTAATGACCTGACGAATGCGGATCATGTAATCACGGCGATTACGCATCGCCAAGTCAATGTAATGTGCACG